GTTCAGTCACAGATTCCTCATCTCCTGGTTTTACAAGAGAGATAATCATATTGCGAGTCTTATCTGAATATGGCTGAACAAGATCAGCAAGTGCTTTAGCACCTTCATCAAGAGCAATTTTTTCTTTAAGACTGTCATTCTCTTCTTTAAGAGAAATAAGATCCTGCGCATAAACATTCTCAAAATATTCTTTACTAAGCGTTGGAGCAATAAGCTCTTTTACACTTTCAAGAATCTTAATTTCTGGATTAGATTTAACCATTTCAGAAATAACTTCTGCTCGAATTTCATCCCTAAAATCATCAAGAAGAGAAAGAAGCTTTTCAGTTTGTTCTTCAACAAGCTGTGCTCTATACTCAACATTGGCAGATTCAAGTTCTTCCATCTTTGCTTCAAGTTTCCTATTATTTTCTTCTTCGAGATATAAAGTAGTTTCCTCTTTCCAGGAATCAATAGTTTCACGAAGCGCCTGAGTTTCCTCTGGAGTGAGGTCTTTTTCAAAAATATCCATTTTCATTCCTCCATTAACATATATATTTTTATCTTTAATTTTAGACAAAAAAGCCTATTTATTAAACAATTCATCCCAAACTTTTTTAAATTTTTCAGTTTGACCAATCATAATGTTTGTTGATTCTGTAACTATCTGTGGATATGCATCATTAGAAGGATTCCACACAATGTCTACAGCCGCCATATTAAAATCAGGATTAACCTCAACAAGGCCTTCTCCAAGCGGTCCAGCATAAGGTTTCACTGTTCCACTTCCTCTTGTTGATACTCCTAATTTAATTCTTGCTTTCATAAGAGTTTTAAGATGTTTTCCTGGTTCAGTATCAAGTGGTTCAATTTCTCCAACTACTTCTCCTGACTCAAGTAACTTCATAGATGAAATAATATGTGAGATTTTTTCAACATTAATTTTTGGTGACGGAGGATGATCTAATTCGCCTACAAAAGCTCTTTCTTGAATTGGCTTTTGAAGTTTTCCTACAGCATTTTCCATTACTGAAAATGGATAAACTCTTTTATTTTTGTTAGCGAAATTAGCCCTTGCTATTACTCCACGATAAAAAAGTTTAGGTTCACCATTAATTTTTTCTTCACATATTTCATATCTATTGTCATCGAGAAACTCTTCTAACAATACTATATTACTCATTATTTTATCCATTAAAGAGAAAGAATCTCTACGGCTTCCTTAACAGCCTTTGCATCTCCACCTGTTTCTGCTGAACCTTCAAGATCAGAAATAATGGCATCGATCTTTTCAGCTACTTTCGAAGCTTTTTCATCATCCATTTTTTCTGCTTTATCTTTAAGTTTATTAAGAGCAGTTACAAGTTTACCAATTTCATCTTTAGAAACTTCAGGAGCTGGCTTTTCATCGGGAACTTCATCTGCCTCTTCAGTGTCTACAGCTGCATCGCCTTCTTGACCTTTTGTAAGTTGAGCTGGTCTAAGTTCACCTTCGTTTATCATATCTTCTTTAAGATCAGCTAAATCAAACTTTTCAAACAGAAGATCAATACCTTTAAGCAAATCAACCCTATTTTCTCTAAGATTTATATTAGAGATAATTGTCTTTCCAAAAAGAGTCTTCCTGTCTGTTGGATTGAGATAGAAAATGCCAGGATTATCTTCAACAAGTTCTTTGAACTTTTCTGAACCAGCTTCTACATCTTCAACAAAAAGAGAAGCGGCTTCATTAAATCTTTCTTTAAAATCTTCTTTCTTCCAAAGATCATTAGCAAGAGCTATCATTTTTTCAGAAACATCTCTTGGGGTTTCAGTTTCAACTAAAGAAACATAAACTGGGTCTTTCCAATTAAAACTTTTAATAGAATTAAGTGGATTAGTCAAAAGTCTTTCTTTAAATGATTCAAAGAATTTCTCATTTTTAATTTCTTCATCTTCATTCTTTACAATTGTATAATCTACAACATTAGAAAAATCTTTTGATGTCATTGCTTCAGTAACAAGTTCAGAAATAAAACTTTCTTGACCAACAACATTATTTCTATAAGAATCAAGAATTTCTTCTACTGAGGTTTCTTCACTTTCAAAGAAGTCTCTAACTGCAGCCTTAAAATCTGTATTATTCTTTGTGAGAATAAAAGGTTCAAAATTCTCAAACTTAAAAGTAGCCTTTTTCTGATCAAATTCATAATCTGCGAGATAAAACTGACCTTCTTTATGGTCTAAAAGAAGAACGGCATCATCAAACATATTAACAAGAACTGCGTTACTACTTTCATTAACAAGAGAAGATATAACTTTTCCCAATGTTCGTTGTGAATATAAGTTCATCTCCTCGAAATTTTTTAAAGACAACTCCATATTATTTTCCTCCATTTTCTTTTCTATTTAGTCTATGTATTCCCATTTATATCCACCAGTAGCTTTTGATTTTCCTTTACACACAGACTGTATACATCCTATCTTTAATCCATAGGAATTTGCTGCTGCCGTAATGGTTTCAAAGCTTTCTCCAGTTTCGATACATTTAACTTTTCTTGCGTTATCTTTTCTATTATTCTTATGAGGTTCACTCATTTTCTTTTTAGTTTCTTCACTTAAATGTTTTCCAAACCAATAATTTTCTTTCCCGCTATTTTTATTTCTAATTTTTTCTTTTGTTTCTTCACTTAAATGCTTTCCATAGTTACAATGTTTTTCACCTTTTCTCATATCACTAAATTTTTTTCTTGTTTCATAAGATACAAAATGTCCTTTTTGAGATATACTCATTTTCTTTTTAGTTTCTTCAGAATGTATGCCTCTTGAACCAGCTTCTCTTTTATTATATCCGAATTCTTCGTTTAAAGAATTAAATTTTTTCATACACCAATGTTCAAAAACATCTAAACCTTTTTGTGAGACACTTTCAAAAGTTATTAAAACATCAAAAGAAAAATTAGCTAAACCATATTTATTAAAAGAATTTTTTAAATGACTATTTCCTTCATTCTTTCTATGCTCTCTAAATCTTTTTTCAATATTCCAAGATTGTCCTATATAAACTTTGTGATTTATTTTATTCTCTATTTTATAAATACCAATCACTTATTGTCTCCATTAACATATTTATCTATATTTTTATAAACTCTTTTAATTGTACCTTCAATTAAATCTTTATATGATATAAAAATATAATGATTTTCATAATATTTTTTCTTAAATTCTTCATTTAAAGAAACATTTTCACACTTAGCAATTTCTCCATTAACTTCAATAATTTTAAGTAAATCGCCTTTTTTCTTATTTTTAAAAAATTCATTAAAAGGGCTATTGTTTTTGCTAAACTCTCGTTTAGTTTTTTTATCTACTGCCAATGGCTTCGTAAACCTTTTTCCATCAATTTCTATATTTTTATCTGGATTTTTTTCTGGGTAAATTGATCTTAATGCTTCAAAATACTGTCCCTCTTTAAATTCAGGAAGTTTTTTCTTTGCTTCATCAAGTAAATCTTGTAAAGTCATTCTCATTTATTAACTTTCCTGTAGTGTTATTTTTGAAGTTAACGGGGATACATCATCAGATAATATAGATTTTATTTCTTTGAAACTTTCCTTAAAATAACTAAGTTCTTTACTATCAAAATCAATTCCACCAAATTCATTCATTATTTTATAGTTTTCAATTTCTTTTGTTCTATATCCAGACAATTTCTTTCTTTGAATATGCGAAGCAATCATTTCAAATAATGGAGAAAGTTGTTCTTTATCATTTGAAACAGTTTCATTTAAATTTATATATTTCATAATTTTAAAGAAGTCTTGTTTATTCCCCAATAAGAAATCTTTACCTAAAATATTAATAAAACTTTCTTGAGGGGAAGTAGGCATAGCAGTTTCTCCTGGAATCTCTCCGCCAGCTGGCATAGTTCCAGGCGGTATTTCATTTGTAGCTGGCATAGCACCTGTAGGGTTTTCTCCTCCTGGAGGAATAGCCCCAGGGCCACCTTCAATAGACATCCCACTACCACTGGCCATAGTAGCAGCAGCTGCTGAATTTGCCTGTTGTTCTGTTTCAAGCTTTTTATAAAATTGAAGATTCGCTATTTCTTTATCTGACATGTTTAATACTTTCTTTAAAATATAATTTGTTGGAAATATATTTAATCCAATCATTGATTGCACTAACATTATTTTTTGATTAATAAATTCAAGTTCTGTTATTTCTCTAATATTAGAGGGTGGAGTTAATTCAAGCTTAAACTCTCCAATCTCGTCAGCTTTAAAACCGCCAAAATAAAGATCAAGTGCCGCTATTTTATTTAAACCAGAGTTTATTCTGTTTTGAATTCTCTCTATAAATTTTGAAAATTTTATATCAAGCGATGAAAGAGATCCTCTAGTCCCTTGTACCTCATCTCCTAAATAAGCAGGTGGTATATTAAGCATTTTAATAATAGAATCTTTGAAATATTTTAAAAGATCATCTGAACCACCAAGAGCTGTTCCGCCAGCGAGTGTTTCTATTTTAGTTCCTGAATTACCACCATCTCCTCCCCTTACAGGAATAAAGATATCAGAAGTAAGAGAAAAAACACTTGCTCTTTTATTTATTTTACCGTCTTCATCAATAACAGATTGAGTTCTATAATTATCCCTAAACTTTCTTAAAAATTTAGAAGCTTCTATATTATTAAGAGAACCAACATCTACATAAAAAACACGTCGTTCTGGAGCACGAGACAAACGATAAATTAAAGCCGCATCTTCTATTTTAAGAAGCCTATCCCATGTTCTAACGCCAGATTTTAAAAGAGAACGGCCATAAGGTTCAGTATCTTTATCATCGATTAGAAAATGAACAATTTGCCATGGTTGTAATTTATATATAATTTCTTTTACATTTTGAACACTATTTTTTGTTAAAAAATTATTTTTAAGTTCCTTTCTATAACAAAAGAAAGCTAATCTTCCATCAATTTCTACTCTGTCTACTTTAGATGGCTCAAGATGCTTTAAAGACATTATTTTTTTAGGTTTTTCTAGACTATCAACCATTATTTCATGGAAGCTGTCTCCCATTTGTGCAGTTTCAAGAACTATTGACCAAAGATTATTATTTATATTTAATCTATCAAAAAATAAATCCTCAAGACGTGCTTTTATCCTTTCATCATTAGAATAAACATTAAGAACATTTCCTTCTTGATTTTTCTGGGTACTATCATCAGCTATAATTTCAAGAGCTTTATAAATAAAACTCATTAAAGCCATTTCTTTAAATGTTTGATAACCTTCTTTTCTTGAATAAGTTCCACTATCATTATCAAGCTCATTAGCAAAGGTTCCATTATACATTTCCATATTATCAGCAGAAGACATATCTTTTATTTGCAAAAGTTCTTCTTTTGATAAAACACGCTTTGCTTCATCTGGAGCAGCAGTTATTTTATTAATAGATTGCTGTATTTTTTCTGATTGAGTTATTTCTTCTGATTTTTGTATATATTCCTTTCCATTTATGATAATTTTTGTTACCTCTTTTTTTATTCATTATTTTCCCACTTGCAGCCCTTTTTAATGTTGTCTATTGCCCATAAAGGTTGCAAGTTGGTTTAATGAAAACATTGCTTCTGTTCTTCTTCGTTTAAAAAATTAAACGAAGCACATGGACGTATATGATCAATGTGCCATTTACCATAATTGTCCCAGGTCATTCCTTCTTGAAACTTAGATTCTAAAAACGAAATTAAATTTTCAATTGAACATCCAATAAAATCTATAGTGGTTTCCGATCTACGTTTAATACTCGTACTAAGCCTTATTCTTAAATTGTGCAATAATCTATAACAAATATCTTTATGTCTTCTTTCCCTATGGTATTCTTTCTGATATTCTGCTATATGTTCTTTGCACCTAAGATCGCTTTCTTTTCTATACTCTTTAACTTTTTCTTTGTTTTTTGATTTCCACTCGTTATTCTTTTCATTTAACTCTTTTCTGTGTTCCTTCCTATATTTCCTCATATAGTCAGGGTCTTTATACTGTCCCATAGAAAATCCTCTTGTCTATTTTATTTATCTTTCCTTTTACTTATATATGTTAGTAAAGTTAAAAATAAATACTTGTTTATACAGGAGTAATATATGGTTTTAAAAGAATTTATTGAACTTAACGAAAAAGAAGACGTTATAACCGCACTTAATAAAAGTAAGAAAACTGTTTTAAGAAGCAGGGAAGAGTTGAAAGACCGTTTTGAAGAAGTATCTGTAAACTACATGAATGAAATAAAAGGACAAGGAAAAACTGCAACCATGTCATCTTTTAAACAATCTATAAGAAACCCTGAGTTTAGAAGAAATCTTGAAAAAACTGAATGGATTAAAAAAGCCATGAAAAGATTTGGATATAAAGATCCAGATAATTTTTGGAATGATATGCTTTTAGCTGCTAAATCAGTTGAGTTACGTCCTTATACTACCGGAATAAAAAAATAACTTTTAAACGGTTTTAAAATGACTTTAAATGTT